ACGCCGTTATAATAAACCTCCGCAACAACGATGATATTTTTCCCTGGGAAAGGGTTCGCGTATTCTTTTCTAGTATTTGCCGGGTAATTGTAGGGAAGCGATCCGCTACCATCCGGGTATATGATCGTGGTTTCATTAAACCTGGAATCATTACCAACCGCCATAGTCCCAGCAGTGGTTCCGAAATTCAGATTTGCTGAATTCCATTCCGTTCTAACTGAGAATGTACGAGAACCAACCGCACCAGATACCAATACCTTATAAACGATAAAGCTCGCATTAGTTGCTGTGTTGGGAATTAAAGTTAACCCGACATTACTGCCAGAACTCGTAATGTAATCGACAGTGATGCTTATAGGTAAGGCAGTGGGGTAGCTAATTCCTGCTGGTACGTTTAGCCAGGTTGTAGAATTGGCAAGGTAATTCGCACCTGACGTAAATACGAAGTTCTGAAAGTCAAAGTTTGCAATTGCTGTTTGTGTTGTTAGTCCAATGCCCATGTCTGTCAGGGTTAGGTTCTTGAGCGCAGCAGCCACCGCCGCAGGGCCAGCAGCGAGGATTTCAGAAAGGTTATTGGAGATTTTCAGGAAGCCGCTTATATTTGCAAGAGCGTTTTTAGCTGTTAATACCGACGTCCATTTAGCAGATGGCGGAGCGCTGCCGATATTGCTGTCTACGAGTGATAAATAAGCCTCCCCATTGCGGACACAGATCGAACCGGAATAATACTCCTGAATAGCATCCCATTCAGGAATTCCCATCTGATGCTGATAAGCGATGAACTGGCTCATCGTATACATTGCAGCGTTGAAATCCTCCATTGATGGGTTTTCAGATGGTCCAACTATTCCCCAGCCGCGAAGAAATGAATTTGTGACCTGCGAGGTAAGATCGTCTGCCTGCGTTGTCTCACCGAATAGCGTCCTTTCCAAGCCCTGCGCATTAGAACCAAACGCACGTAAATTACCTGCATATCTCTCAATCTTAGACATGAATTTTCCTCGAAAAAAAACCGCCTTGGTAGGCGGTGTTGAATTTACTGGCAAATCCCCTGGCTGCTGGGTTCCTTGAAAAGCCGAAAGTCATCCCAGGGGTAACCTGATAATAATAATTGTAACGAACCCCAGCAGGCTTAGGCAGCAGCCCGAGTTTAACGATAAGACGCAGTTCATCTTGCGAGACTTTAGGTGATATATTTAACGCGAGCGTCATATCCTTTCTGTCGGTGACGTAAGCCTCTCCATTGAAAGCGGCCTGAATAACTTCCTGCAAACTTACCCTGTCATCAGATGAAATGGTCGCCGATGCCGCGTTCTTTGCTATTTTTACTTTCAGAAATTTACGGTACTCATTATCACCCAACTGGTAATCGCCGTAAGCTGGAGAGAACTTACTGAAGAATGGCGCACCAATAACTCCTGAGTTTGACTTTCTGCCAAAACCCTCTGAATTAGTGTGACCTTCAAATCCAAAAAATATCTTAGCAATCACTGCCGGTACGCTTCGTGGCAATCCGACGATACGTCCCATAACATCAAGGCGATACCCCGTCACGCGATCAATATCGAAATTACCGGGGTTTCGAATAAAATCAGAAATTATCTGCCACTGTTTCATCATGGCTTCTATTTCAGATCTTGCCTTTGGCTTTTCCCAGTATTGTTTGATGAGCATTAACGCATAGCGATTAATTATGTCGTTATTCATTAAGTCACCTCGTCAACAACGATATTAGCAACATCTAAAGTGAACTTACCTTGGAAGCCAGGCGATAATTCAGCGTCTGTGAATGTGACGCCATCAGCGCTAATCTTCATATTGGTAAGCACGTAGTTCACACGAGCCGAGCCGTAACCATCCGCATAAAGCTCGTTGGCATCAATATCCTCACCAATGTGCATCACGCGGCCCGCCAACACCTGCTTGAGTGTCTCCACGTCAACAGGGTCATTTACAGCCTTTCGCCTGGCGGTTAAGTTAATATGTAGAGGTATGTAGACAGGGCGATCAAACTGCATATCGTGAGCAATGGAAAGTGTAGATCCGTCTGGCCGGACGAGAGTTTCAATGTAGCGACCTGTCACCTCGCCTTTAACGCCAGTACCTCCGCCCTTTTGCTTGATTATTACTTCGACTATGTCTGAAACCGCACCACCCTCGACGACTAGCCAGATGGAGTTAGCAGGAATGCCAGTAGCGGGATTGTCAACTTTGGTGTCATTCTCACCAATATTTAAATCAGTCACTCCGGGCAATTGTGCGACCTTAGCGAATATCGCTCCAGTGCTACCGGTGGCTGGATTCTCAAGAGAGCGATTTCGGCGCTGGCGAAACTCTTCCGGTGTTTCCTCATCCCTGCCTGCCACAGCAGCTGTGTCAGAAACGATATCCAGAACGCCCAATTCTGGGGTCAGTTGCGTGAATGTGTCAGAAATCAGTCCAGTGACCTTTCCAAAATTTTCAGCGAAGAACGTCACCGCTGTTGTTCCGGCCTGAACTGTTACATTCTGTCTAACGAACCAGACCTGATTAGCCTGATCCTGAATTTTATACCCGCTGTATAAAAATACGGGTCGATCAGTCGTCACATTCAGATCACGTTGAGAGCGAGATCCGGGGCGCAGATAAAGCCCATGTAATTTGGCGATAATTTGTTGCATATCGCCGGTATTAAAATCAGGATCCATCTGCGAGTAAAGCCACTGAAGTGATGCTTCAATATCCGTTCTCGCCTGTGCTTCGATTGCCACACGCTGACCATCCGGCGACTCTTGGTCTAAATCAATGTCCTGACCGTAGATGTCCTTATACGCATCACTTAACGTCTGGAATAAATCCCTGAAAGTGTCTATCTCCAGTCCGTTATTATTAAACTGTAGTGCCATCTTTCAATGCTCCATTTATCGGAAAGTTGATGGTCTGCTCATCAAAAACAGTTTCAATACGAATTTCTATGCCCTGCTCTCGTGTTGTCTTATTCACGACCATCGCTAATTGAACAATGCGCATAACACCATCCGTTGCAAGGGTCACTCGTTCTATTTCACGTAGTATTTCCTGCTCGGTGTTTTTTTCGGACAGCAGATAAACCCAATCAATGTTATCCCCCATATTTAATGGGTTATCGTTTTTAAATGAGCGAATTCTGCACTTCACTTTTTGAGCAATGGCGCCACCACCAGTAATATAATTCTGTCGCCCACGCCCAAAGCTCCAATCACTATTTTTATCAAGCGCTGATACAATCATGTTATCCCCGTAATAATGCCGTTGGTTACTGTGATTGTTTTCCCGTCATCACTCCTGAATGAACCACTAACGCCACTCTGCCCATCAGTCAATAAGGAGTCATATTGCATCTGGCCCTGAACCACGCATGACTCTAGCGTTGTTATGCCGCTACTCTGGGTAATGTTGCCAGTGAGCACCAAATCACCCTCATGATCGGTGCTGCCCATCATCATGCGGTTAATTTTCGGGATGGATATTGCGGTCGATAACGGGTTTACGCCGCATAGTGCGAAGCCGTCAGAGTAATCGTGCATCCGCATTTCAAGCGGTGACACAAAATCACTCCCCGCGTACCAGGCGTCATAGCAGCGCTCTGATATAAGCACCAGACAGTAATCTCCTGCGGCTATCGGCTCGGCTATATAGCTGCCACTGCCCTGCAATATGACCGGAGGCACTTCCATGAATTCAGGTAGTTGCTTTCCCTCGCCTTTCACAACGCGATTGATAACAGGGATGCAACTGATCGTTTTATCATTTACAGCAGTTATTTTTGCGACAACAATAGTGTGAACATCAGCCAGCGCGAAATCCACGCCAGCGCCGATAGTGTCGTGAAGTTCTTCAATCATGGTTTTCTCTGGGATGACTTATGAAAAAATTAATTTTAATTACTGGATTACTGGCGGCTACCACTGCTCATGCAGGGCCTTATGCTGATATTGCAAAAGCAAAGTTTGAAAGTGAAATGGTGCAGGCAATACAACTCACCGATAAAGACCAATCAAAGAAAAGTGATGCAATATCGCAACTGCCGGGTATCCAAAAACAGCTAAGGGGCATTGTCCGTGAAGAGCTTAAAGAAAAGAAATCATGCTTAAAAATTAAGCGCGACTTCGTGAAAGAACAAAAAGAATTAATGGATAAGGAAGACTGGCCAGATAAAGACTTTGCTGAATCCTCTCTTTCAGCGTCAGCTGATTACATAGCTACAATTTGCCTTGATATGAAATGATTAGTTAATAACTTTATAGCTTCCAGCTGGCTGACATACTACCTTCTGGTGCCATGCACCCCCGGTATACTGCCCGCTGGTTTCAATCTGGTAGATTTTGTAAACCCCGTTCAATGCGGGGTTAGTCACACTTTCCAGTGAACACAGCCCCCCAATGGTCAGCATCGGATTTAACTTAGTATCGAAGGTAACTTGACCTTTAGACTGTTTAACCAGCGTACTTGAGTCATCGCTATCCTTGCTGGCTGCGCCCGGATCGGTTTTCGGGTTGTTTGTTGCAGGTTTCGAGCTCTTTCCAGAGTCGTTCTGCGTACTTCCCTTTGTTGACTGCGGGGTATTGAGCAGCCCGCTACGGGCGTTTACAACCGGGATATTCCCCGACGTTACCTCACTATCTTTCAGAATATGAATCCGCTCATCTTTAATGAAGAAGCTCTCACCAGGTGACAGCATATCAGTGAGGATTTTGCTGGAACTGCCAACAAGCACCTTCGGCCTTATCAACTGCTGTTGGCTTGTTACCGCGCCCTTCTTTGTGTTCGGCATATCTTGGAGAACAGAATCGACCACCTGGTCTTTACCACGAACCGTGCGAGATGTGAACGAGTTAATGAAGTCGTGCCCACCATCCTCGCACTCAAGGCTTACAACGTGTATCGCACCCTCTCGCTTCACCGCCCCGCTTTTTACTGACCCTTGAAACACCTGACGTAATTTTCCGTCATACCCCACTTCAAGCCTGACGGGAATGTACTTCTCGTCATCCTCAGCCTTGACCAGTTGCAGGCGCGTCGATGGCTTTAAGCCGTTAACTGAGACGGTCAGCTTACCCAGTGATTTTTTATCCACCGACTCAAGTGCCTTGAACGATACCGACATTGGCGGCTCAATAATGACAGCCTGATTTCCGATCCCGACTGTTAGCCGGTAGTCACGATAAAAAGTTTCCATTACGGCACATCTCCCCCTCGAATCTCAATCATTTCTTCCGGTGTTACCATGTAAAGTTCACAGCGACCGCTTGCGAAGTCATCAGCTCGATATGGGTCAATGCCGGAGTTGTCAGTACAAAGTAAAGCGATGTCAAAAGGCCAGTTCTTATGGCGAAAATGCAGCGCCCCCAGTGACAGTTTTACCCCATCAATGAAATCACCGTTGTATTCCACCCGCATTTTCCACATTTCAACTGTCGGGAGATGGCGAATAGTAATGACGGCCTCGTCACGATCAAACAGCAGCACATGCCGCTGAATGGGTTCATCTGTGATGTTTGTGATTCTATCCATTTCTATTTACCAAAGAGGGCCCCTTTCACTGAACTTAGAACAGACCTTGACTGGCCGCTTGTCTTCGAATTATCAGCTGGGGTTTGTGCCCCCTTATTTGCCACAGCGGCAGTTTTTGATTTAGCCGCGGCAGACGGTGATTTGAAGTGCTTCTCAATAGCGGTGGTAGTGAGTTGGGTAAATGTGATTTTCGTAAAACTAGCTTCAAACTTCGTTTCCATCGTCTGATTATCAGTGCTAATTGTCAGGCCGCTTAACGCCATGTTTTCATGAGTCCGGTAGTCCACTTCGACAGATATAAGCTGCTTGCCGTAATACACAGCCTCAATGAAATCAAGGAACTGCTCACGAATACCTTTCGCACCACCGGCTACCGGATTACCCACCAGACCGAAAAGCTCCGCGCCCTTATCAGACAGGCGCTTTGCTTCTAATATCTTTTGTTCTGCCCGGTCAGCAATTTCATTCATTTTCTGCAACTGCTGTTGGGTTTTTGCAGGGATGTATTCCAGCACCTCACCATACTTTGAATAATCAGGGATCAAACCAAAGGAGGAGTTGGGTTTTGCATCCATGTAAACATCAGCAACCACACCGCTGATTTTTATCGTGATAGGGCCATTGATGATATCGTCCGAAGCGTTGCTACCGTCCTCCAGTACATCCACAGGGACTTGCGAGGGGTAACTGGTGGAGTCATTTACACGGGCAAACATCGAGTAGCCGCCGATCCCCACCTTTTTCACTGTGCTTTTTCCGGACTCCTGGGCCTTTGTGAAGCCATCAAGTATCCCCATTAGAAACCACCCCTACCACTCATTCGATTAGCATCACGCATACTCTGCTGCAATCCGTTCGCAGCGGTATTACCTGCGACGACAGGGTCTGATGTGTTGATGTTAATTGTATTGCTTTGGTTCACGCTTGAGTTACTTGTGTTCCCGCCGCCAGCCAGGCTTAAAGAATCGTTGACGCTTGGCATGCCGTAAGGAATACCGTTCTGGCCTAGCCCACCCTGACCGCCTCCAGACTGGCCCGTCTGCTCATCTCCATCAAACCCAAAGAATGATTTCGTAGCGTTCCAGGCATTCGTAGCGGCGTTGCTGATCGTGTCACCGATGTATTTACCCAGACCAGCGAATAGATTCTTAGCCCAGTCGATGAATGATATAAATGGCTTCTTCAATAGCTCAATTGTGTTATCGAAGATTTTGACGACATCACTCCATGCACCTTCGAAATCTCCGGTCAGTAGCTTCCAGAGTGCGGAGAACATTAGTTTTGTGTTTTCGATGGCTGTTGTGAAAGCATCAACAATGAAAACCCCTGCATCGCCAAACACGTATTTGATCGCATCACCAACGACGCCAAACGCGCCGCTGATGAATTTGATCATGGAATCAAAAACATTCTGCGCATCATCCATTGCATCCTGAAAATCACCAGTGAATGCGCCTGTGATTAGGTGCCATACGAACTTAAACATAGAGACAATCGCATCCGCCAGGGGCTTAAAAATATCTATGGCGTAGCTTATGAACCCCATGAGCGCATCCTTAGCGGCCTTCAGTGCCGGGACAATATCAATCCCCCAGTTATCCATGAAGAAATCAGCAATGACACTTTGCCCACCCTCCATTGCGGTAAGAAGGTCATCGATAACCAGAATTACAGCCAGGATTGCGGCAGTGATGAGCACAACTGGAGAGAAGATAGTGGTCAATACCGTTCTGAGCCCGATAGCTGCTATTTTCCATAGGACAAACCCAGCTGTAATAACAGCAACAATAGGCGCCAGCCGTCGAATCATTCCCGCCACTGAAAAAATGATTTCACCTAAATGATGCAGGCCGTTCTTTATCAGGTCGGAGTTTGTGTGAAGCCACTCCCTCATGCCGTCAATGACCTCCTTCAGCATGGGAAGAAAACCGAGAGCTACCTGCGTGGATACAGAGCTATAGCCCATCCGAAGATCTTTAAGAGAGTTATTAAACTCGGCGGCGGCATCAGCTTGCTCCGTGGTCACAACTCCCCAGTCACGGGCCTGTTTGAGTGATTTATCCAGTTCCTCACGGCTAAGTGAGAGCATCTGCACCATTGAGCGATCAATGCCCATTTTGTCCAGGACGGAGAACTTTTCCGCCTGACTCATGCTGCGCATTTTATCCGATAGCTCGATGAATGTTTGCGTAGCATCTTTAACATTGCCACTGGCGTCCTTGAACTGTAGCCCAAGGCGTTTGCCAATATCCGCCATTTCACCTTCGCCAGTTGAGATAAATTCACCAATTCTCATGGTCATTTCGCCTATCGAACTGGTGACTGCCTCCATGCTGGAGCCGTTAAGTTCCGCCACGCGACCAAGCTCCTGCAACCCTTCCACAGAAAGCCCTGTCTCGCGGTGAAACTGAACAAGAGGATCGAGGCCATCAATAATGGAAGTAAACCATGCAGCCATCGCCCCCGCCGATCCCTGGATAGCAGCCCCCATACCGGCGAGCAAACCAATAGAGGCTTTCAGGTTAGCGTTGAAGGTTTCCTGTGGTGCCAGATTACCGATAAAACCGAATTTGGTAATAAGCTCGTTAACTATTGCCATGACGGGCTTTCTCCGCTTCGTGATGCTGGATATCAGCGCTGATGTTTTCGAACTCGAGCATGTCCAGCAACTCGGGGGTATCCAGTTTTATGAGTTCTGAATAAGAGCCATATCCGGCCTTTGAAAGCGCCAGATACATACTCATTTCATCGCTTATGTTCGAGGATTTAACGTAAACTTCTGAACTTCTGGAGCTTCTGAACGTGAGTTCATATTGCTCCCGCCCATAAAAGGTAAGCTAATGACCTGCAAAGACGTGGTGATTAGCATGATGTAATCACCGGGATATTCTTCGAAGTGATCTGGTTGCTTTGAAAGTTGCACGCCATCGAAAAGCACGTAATCAAACATCAGGCGCTCAATCTCTTCGAATCGCTCTGTGTCGAGAAATTCCATCGATTGGCGAGACATTTCACTGGCAATTCCGGTGAAAAACGCAAACACCTTTCGGCGTTTTTTATGTGTCATCGCAGCGAAGTCGTAACGGTTGCCATTGATCTCAGCGTAACCATCGGCATAAACGGCCTTGATCATATCAAGGGCTTTCTTCTGCTGTTCTTTATCTTTCGACATGATTAGCCTTAAACGTTGCGGCGAGAGTTACGGAACTCGATGGTGTATTCCATCAGTGCGTTAACATCCTGGTTATTTTTGGTTTGGGTTGGCTGCGTGGTGATTGACCCCACCTGAAGGTCATATGTTTCTTTCAGCGCCGCGCCATCTCTCACAAACGACTCTTTTACCGAGCCGTTGAATACAACAGGGGTATTGGCGTTGATCTGCTGGTTAAGCCAGATATCGTCGTTAGAGAATTTTTGGACGCGCACAACCATCACGGTTACGCCAGCATCAACGCGCTTAGAAATGGTCACCCCATTCTCAGCGCTGTTTGCACGACTAGTGAGCGGATTCGTTGGTGTCAGGGTGATGTAATCCCCCGCGGCGATATCCGTGATAATTCGCCCGTTAAGAACGAAAGTGGCGGTATTTGCACTAATGACAATCTGAGACATTTACCGCCCCTTATTTGTTGAAGTTGATAATGATGTCTTCACTGTGAATAGCTCCGGCATTCTTCACTGCGATTTGCATCACCGGGGATTTGCGCTCCTGACGGTCAGCCGTTGACTGATCTGCAAGGTCTCCAGCGAGAACATAGAAGCCGTTCTGCTCGATGTTGCGCAGGAACATATCCCGGTCGCCGAAGAAATCCGGAAGCGTCCATGTGCCGGGGCTGAATACACCAGCTCGCACAAACCCTCGAGTGGTCTTCTCTGCGCAGTCTTCCAGTTGGTCAACGCCGTAATAGGTTTGTGGCACTTTGGTTGGCGTAGTCTTCAGCAGGTTGAACGAGTCGGTCTGTACCGCGTCAACGTAGGCCATCAGGTTGTAGACGTTGTCCACAAAATCATTAGAGCCACTAGTCAGTACACAAGGCACATCTTTAATGGTTGTGTAGATATCCAGGCCTACACGTTTTGCTTTGTCGATTTCGGTCTGTGAGTAATCTTCTGCAGGTACGTTCAGCGTTTTCAGATGCAGGGTAATCGCTGTGCGCTCCCCATTGAAATTCACCGTATGCGTGCGGGCCATATAGCTAATAGCCAGCTTGCGATTACCTGATTTGCTGTAGAGCATACGGAAGTTGCTTTGGCTGGCGAGTGTAACTGCCCACGCTGGGTTTTCCGGGTCGACCTCTAGCGCATCGGATCCAGTGAATGTCTCATAAACGATGACAGAATTTGCCTTCGCCCATGATGCAATCAGAGGAACCTGAGCGCTGAGGATTTTGTCGATAAAACCGACGCCCTTAATGTTAACCTGCGCCTTGAGTGCGCTAAGCGCTTCAAGCTGTGATTCTGGGGCGACTGGTGCTGATGCTTTGCCGTCAATTTTTGCTGCGCCGGAACCTGCTGCAATCGCCAGGACGTCACCAATGAAAGTGCCCGTGGCTGATGGCTCCGGGTGATCAACGACTGAAGCCGCGCCGGTGGTCGGGCTGGTGAATGTAATGCGCGTTCCGTCAAAAGATACGGTTGCCACCGCCGGAGTCATTTCCTCCTGAATCTGAGCAATCACGTCAGCCAGGGTCGCGGATGTTGAACCGTCGATACCAGTGACGTCATGATCGGTGCCATCAATGTTAATGCTGAATGACCAGTCATCGACCAGACGCAGCGCCGGCAATACTGCTGCCTGAGAAATCTCCGCGCCGCGCAATACGCCTGCGGTTGCGGGAAGCGTTTCACCTGCGGCATTCCAGAATCCTACGATCAGAGTTCCGCTGGCAGAAACAGGGTTTGGCGATGTGCCGAAGAAGGTATTTGCAAAGGCTGCGGTTACAGACGATGCACCGAAGTCCTGCTCTACCGCTGACGGCGTCTTATATGAACGCCAGCGCTCCGCCGTGCTCAGTACGCCAACCTGACTCGTCATGATTGCGCAGACGTTGATGTTATCCCGAGCAGCCGAGCGGCCTTCTTCGAGAAGCGTCACGTTAATGACGTTGTTAATAGATGCCGACATTTACTTGTCCTCTAGAAATTGAAACTGCGGCGTATCGATACGCAGCGTCTGCACATCGCGAGCCTGGGCGTATTGAACGTTGAAACTCAGGTGTACTCGGTTGCCGTGGGATTGACCCAGCAACTGACCAACGTCAGTAATGTTTGATACGGACATAATGGTTAGTGCATTCTTGCGGCGTAATTCGTTAGCTAACTGGCTCTCGCTGAGCATCAGGAACGATTCCGCATTTGTGTAGGCGTTATCACCGTAAAACTCCAGCACGATGCTGTGGCTCACTGCTGCTGTGTACGTCATTACCTCTTCATCACCATTGAATCGCTGTCCTCTTGCAAGCACTGACTGCGGAAGGCTGCCATTGACGACGATATAGCTCGTTGCGAAATCAGATGAAATGATGTTTCTGCGGTCGAATTTAATCAGTTGTTCGTCATAATCCAGCAGGTCACGAACGAACAGAGCGACGGCGATAAGGTGTGGTTGGGTTTTTATCATGCTGTTGCGACCAATAGCGGGAGCCTGGTTTCTTCCACAATAGCGGCGCAAAAGCCATAATCCATATAATCAGCTGGCGAGACGACTTTGTAGTCCCGTCCGCCTTTCTCAATGAATTGGCCCGCTTTGATTTTTACTCTAGAATGGATAAGTAAGTACTCTTTAGACCAGTCAAGACTATCCATCGTGAGTGTCTGCTTATTCGCGCTTTGAACCACCGCCAGAATATCCTCAACAACAATCGTTACAGTAGGTTCAAAGTTTATGGTTACTTCCGTTTTAGTTTTTAGCTTAACCGGCTGCTCCCAATCAATAAGGGCGTCGGTCATATCAAGATCCGATAAATCACTCACTACGAACCTCCCATGTAATTACACCGCGCAACTCACCTTTATCAATCAGTATCCCAGATGAACCTTTTGCCTTTTTAGTCGCTTCCTTGATGTCCGGCCACGTTCCATACCCGGCTGTTTCAAAGGCTTTAACGCTGATATTACGGGCGACGACGCCGATAAGGTTTAATGCCTTATCAGCATCCATCTTGCCCGAACCTACCGCTGCAACTCCCCTCTCGATAGCTTGGTTTATTTCGGACTTTTTAAGCGTGAATGGCGCACGAAGAAACGAGCGCTCATCAAGGTCTTCTGTGCCAAACTCATGGGCCGTACCAACCTCAATTACAGATACTCCACCATCGTATTTCTTTCCCGCCACTTTCGAAGCTGGCAGACCAACGGCGACATAATGCGTTTTCATCGCCTGAAGGTTTTTAAGGTACTCAGTGGTTGCCTTTAGCGTTTCTTCTGGAGTCATAACAAATACTCCCCATTGTCATTACCGAATTGCCAACACATGAACGCCTACCAACTTTCGCAACCGGGTGTAGTCCTGCCCGTAGCTACTGATGGCATAACCGTCATGATTTGCACCAAACCCCGCATCAGGTGCCGAATACCCCAAGGACACGCCAGCCACAGCGCGACTGGTAAGTACCTGGGCTGGCTTTCCGTTACTGCTGCCTGATGGAGTTAGCGCACCTGAAACGTAAAGTAAATGAGCCGCTAAAGCATGGTGGCCTTGCTCAAAAAGCTTGCCCCATACCTTGCGGCTCATCTGGTTTTCTGCGTCCTGTAGCGCGATTTCTCTGCGGGTTGGTGCGGTACTGGCGAATTCGGGGTAACGTTCAATAAATTCCATGCTACCCCCTTGGGTTACTGAGGTGAGGACTTGTAATCCACGTAAACAGCGGATTGTGGCTGCTTCCACATTGCCCCACCGAATGCAGAGCGATATCCACACTCGTAGGTCAACAGGTCGCGTGAGCGAACCGCCAGAAGCTCTGGCATGTGAACCTCCATTTCCAGATAATCCGCTTCGTAGGTGTACACCACCATGCGGGTTTTACCTGTCTTGATGCCTACCGCATAATTGCTTGGCACCTTCACGAACGTGATGCTAAAACCATCATTCCCAGATGCCTTGCGCAGCGCTGCCATAATGCGATCCATTGCCGCGATTGGCAGAAGATCAGTGCCAACGATTACCGGGGTCGGGTCGAATTTCTGCATAGCGAGCATGAAATCACTGGCATCCATCGCAATATGCGTAGGCTGAATGCGGTAGCTCGACTTGCGCCATGCAACGTTGTAGGCATCCAGAACCATCTTCACGAACTCATCAGAAGTCATGTCAGCGATAGTTTTGTTACCTGCGTCGGTGATCAACTGGACACCCGTTCCGGTCAGCAACCCTTCCTGCCCCTTCACGCCGCCGTGCCCAACGTACCCGGCGTACTGGATAGTAGCCGTGGCGTTGGCATATAAATCGTCTTGCTTCTTCGACTGCAAGTTAATGCTGAGGCGGGCAATTTTCTCCAGTTCCTGTTGCGTCCAGGTGGCAGCTTTTGCCCACTGCCCCACAGGAGCTTTCATCCACTCGATTTCACTATCAATCGTTTTAAGGCTGTTGGTCTTGTTACCGATAATGCCGTCTTTAACAGATCCCATCACGGTTGACACACCAAAGTCGACGAACTCAAGAGCGAAATCTAAGCCTTCTTTGATTGGCAGCGCTTCACCAATGTTAATTTCTGGCAGTTCTTTTTCCTGCAACTGCATGTCGCGTTCTGTCAGGGCTTCCTGAAGAACTTCTTCAAAATCTACTGAACTCATTGGCATGATTATGCTCCCGCCGTTTGCTGTACATAACCCAAGGTGATAGCCACGCAGTCGTTAGCTGCGCTTACGTCTTCTACCCAGTATCCCAGGTCGATATTTCCAGCGGCCACAGTAGTAACTTTGCCAGCGTTTGCGCCTGTCGCCACGATGTACGCTGGTGCGCCACGAGTGAAGACGGATCCAGACACAGCCAACGCACCCACACAGTCACCATGTGAGAAGTGACCCACATTGACTTGCTTATTAGCCGGTGCTGCGTCTCCGTAAATATCACGAACAACAATCCCGTGAATGCGATCTCCAGCAGCCAGAACCTTAACGCCACCTGCGGGGTTAACAGCCACAAAAGTGCCATATGGTAGTGCTACTTCGGTTAGATTACCTTCGCCCCAAACCTTGTCATTAGAGCTTGAGGCCCGCTTAATAGAACCCGGCTTAATGGTGCCGTCTGCACCGTCCCAGTCAGTGAATCCAAATGCCATGATTATTTACCCCCAAGGCGTTGAGTTGCGGTTTTTGTAGGCGTCGGCTTGCCGTCGTTAAACAGGTGGCTGCCGATTTCACTACGTGGCTTTGATGTGGCCTGGATAGCAGCGTATGCGGCGCGTACTTCGCTGTCCGTCATACCCTTCACCTGTGCATCGTTAAAAGCTCGAGTGCTAACTAGGACAGTAGCGCGAACATCACGCGCAGATTTCGCATCGGTCAGATTTAATTTAGGGAAGCGTGATTTAGCATCGGTCATGGTGGCTTCGGTTTCGCTATCACCCTTCAGTTTCGCTAACTCATCTTCAAGCTCCTTCACCTTCGCTTTCAGGTCGGCATTTTCAGTTTCCAGCGAGGTGATTTTCGCATCCTTATCACCATCAGCAGTCGCGGCTGGATCTGCATCCACAGGTGCGGAGGTAGTGGCACCATCCAGTTGAGCCTTGAGTTCTGCCAACTGTGCCAGTACCTGTTGCGCCTGCGCTGCCGCTTCTTCAGTTCCCTGCCCATTAAGCCCCTCCAGCGCCTTCTCTAATGCGGCAATCATGCCGATCAGCTCTTCCGGCGTAAGGGCTGCGCCTTCTGCATCTTTTAGCTTTTTACCCTTCAGGAAACTGAGGGCATCGGTTAATGTTTTGAACATCGGCTTACCTTTTTTATCGTTTAACTTACATTGGGCGCCGTAACGCCCCTCTGCCACACCCGCGACGTGATTGCCGCGAATATTGATGTGGTAAAACTTACCGTCACGTTCTACAAGCTCAGCAGGTTCATATCCGACAGATACCTCGCGGATCCCTGTCTTCTCCAGCGTTTCGATGGATGCCGAATCAGTCAGATAGACATCGCAAACTATTTCGTCACCATCCATGCGGGTGTTGGCGATATGGCCTGATGCTTTGTCTTTGTGGTCTGTAGCTGTCACCTCACCATCGTCAGGATGGGTCAGTGTGAAAGGCAGTCCGTTGAATGAAGCGAGGGTTTCTGGTTTTGAGAGTTCGTCGAGCGTGCGGATCACTGTGATTTTTTTATTGGCATCGTTGCCGGTCAACCCAATTTCGTGGCCGTAATATTCAATTGGCCCGGCACGGGTTATCGTCGCGGTGGTAATTACGTACCCCTGCGGTGTTCGTTTCCACGTCATTGATTATTCCCATGAAACGTAAGGTAGAGACAGGCAGCGGCATTGGTAGTCTTCACCAGGCTTGCCGATGAATGCCCCGATGCTGCTGCGCTTCTTCCATGTCTTCCCACCGTCGTCTGAATAGACGGTTGGATCAGAGTATTTGCAGAGCATCCCATTTAGAACGAAATGGCTCTTTCTCTCACGCTCGTCACCGGTTCCGCTCCACTCGTACACGTCAAGCCCTAGCGCATTACTTCGCGCCTCGGTCAGTTCAGCATTAAGTTTTGATGTCTGGTCGCGAGCAATGAACTTAGCTCGGCTAAGCGTGACGTCACCGCGAGCCCGGATGATGTTGATTAGGTTTTCGCTTCTGCCACCTTCGAATAGATTACCGAACACCTTCTCGCCGATATCGTTGATGAAATCCGTCTGAATCGACGTTATCAGCCCAACGTTCTCACGGACGGCATCAGCCATCTTCTCCCTTATCGCCCCGTCACCCAGCATTCCGGTAAGGTCGATACCAAAAGCCTCGCTATAAGTGCGCTGCGTTTGCTCCTTGTTCTGGAAATTGGCGCGACTAACCAACCCGGAAGCAATTCGGCTGGCTATTTCTTCAACCGATATACTGGCGAGTCGTTGCATGATCCGAGATAGCCTGGCGGTGACTGAAAGTGCGGAAGTGTCTGGCGCGTCGGTGAGGGTTGGCCTTTCAAGTTCGTCGATAACCATCTGAGTCATGCTGTTGATGAACTCTGTCAGTCTGTCCCGATACCACACCTCCGCTCTCTTGCTCGGCGTGGGTGGGCGCATTTTACGACGGCGTGGCTTGCGGCGGCCCTGCTTGCGCTCCAGTAGCTGTTGGAGTTCCATAGCTTCCCCATGAATCAGTATTTGACCCAGCGCTGACGATGCCCTGAATTTCCTCTTCGGTTACCGTTTTCAGCACGCCGCGAGCAATCATCTCTCGTATTGCAACTTCTTCAGTCACGATTGATGAGGTAACCAAAGTGTTGAACCCCGTCGCATAAAGTCCGAATCGTGTTGCTTCTTCGGCTTCGTTAATACTGTCGATAGAGGGGTATTCGTAGGTTAGATTTTCGGCGACTGACAACTTGTCCAGAATGAACTGGTCAGCGAAGTCCTGCATCAGCCTAAGCCGTGACTCCTGCATTCCGTTAATGGTTTCGTAATAAGCCTTGTTGTCCTCTTCGCCGCTACTGAAACCGCTAGCAGACTGCCCAAACAGGACTGTTATCGGCCTATCCAGCGCCCCTGCGAGAACGGTTGCCATTTTGGTAATAACGTCAGACAGCCCGGTAAATTGCGCATTTTTCTGCTCGTAACGACCCTGACTTTCTGGTGTTCCGGCATCAATGAGCAACAGCCCAGTTGATGATTTAGTTTCCTTCATCACCCTGGCATACTCTCTAACCTGGCTTTCCTGACCTGCCGCAATCTGATTGTTCATACCGGGAACAAACAGGACATCAACGTTTGCCTCCTGAATTGTGTCACCGGTGCTCAGGATTGCAGTATCGAACGTTTTAATGTGCTCGTATGGGGCTTGCAGGTCAGAGGTGCCGAACTTGGCGCGATCTTTGATGCTGTGCCGACCAAGCTTTGTCCGACAGCAACGTGAGTGGTGGAATTTAAGTTGCTTGCTTCCCACGTCGATCTGATAGGTGAGGGGTTCGCCGAAGTGATCAGACTTAATGTCAGTGATGATATTACTATCAGGCGTGTACTCACCCTTACGGAACACCAAAAACTTAACGATTTCCTCACCCTGTAAATCAACCTCATTCGCTATCTGATTGTCAGCACAATCGGTGATCGCCACGATAAGCGAGTCACCCATCAGTGAGGCCCAACTAAGTGCGTCATTAAACACTTGGCTTAACTTAAGCTCTGATTCAGTATCTTTTATGCCCTGAACCATCGTGCTATCTACGTCGCCAGAAAACTTGCGCGGCAGCTTGAGCATGTCGGCTACTGTTTTATCGATGTACTTTTTCACCACCCATGATTTTTTGTACATCGCGAGCAGCTCTTTATCGGGCACATCTGGTTTGCTACTGCTATAACGTACTGCGCCTATTTTCTCTCCGAGTGAGGTCATTAAACTAACCAGGCCATCATTAAGACGACCTACAATATTTTTCTTCGTCATTACATGATGTCCAGTGGGCTAAGTGCCTTACGTTGGTATAAATCCCTTAATCCCTGCGTCATTGCGTCAACAACGTCATCATTCGCACCAACGGGGAATGTTGTTATCTCTGCAACTGTCTCGACAATCCAGGGGGCGATATCTTTGTGGGGTAGGAATACGTTTCCGGCTTCCCATACGGCAGTGATGGCGTGTGCTCGAGCAACCTTGCTTCCATCAGGCTCTACAGGAACAAGTCCAGCCACAATGCTTTTCAGGGAGTCAATAACAGCGGGGCCATTAGCTTTATCCTCTACTAGCTTTCTCAAGGCTTTGGGGAATTCATCAGCCATTTGCTTCACGGCCTTGAGGGTCGCAGTAAAGCTCATTCGTGCACGAACTTGGTGTAGCAAGTAAGAGTTAGCGCCCTTCTTGCCCCACACTTGCCCGACAACGTAGTCAGTACCTTCACTGTCCTTAAATGTCATATCCCAGCTATGAATCACCGTATCGAAGCTGGTAGGTAAATCTTTAGGCAGGTAATACTTAATCCATTCATCTTTGAAGATGGAGCCGCCAGCCTGCTTAGGTGACTGCTGATACATCGCAGACCAGAAGTAATCGCCGAGGATAACTTTAGTTTCGAGTAGTTTCTCTTTAGGGTGCAACTCCGGTACCAGCGCTTCACCCCGCTCATTGATGGCAGGGAAAGCCAGCACCTTAGCTCGTGGCGTTATTTCCACCACGCGACCGGATAAATCGTCCGTCGCCCAGCGGGTAGCCATGATTATCTCGCCGCTGTTCTTCGACAGGCGAGTTTTAAACGTGGAAACGTACCAGTTCCAGATTGATTTCTTTGTCGTTGGGCTGAGTGCTTCTTTGGCATTCTTTATCGGGTCATCGATAATACCGAGATCGACTTTCTTGCCCGTCAGCGGCCCTCCAACACCAGCACATACATAAGTGCCTTTGTGATTGGCTATCCCGAACTCATCAGAATTTTGCTTAACAGCTACGCCATCAGCAGGTTTGTTTCCCAGCCATGAATCGGCGAAAAGGTTGCGATATTCTGGCGTGGTCATGATCCGCTGGACATCAGCGTTCATATCCCCTGCGAGATCAGATGAATATGACAGAGCCCCCACGCGCATCTCCGGATATTTTCCGAAGAAATAAGCGGGCAGATAACGCGAGACAATATCTGATTTACCGTGCTGTGGTGGTGCGCCCAGAATCAGTATCGGCCGCACGCCGTTCATCATATCTAGCAGGAACTGATCCAACGCATCGCAAACAGTTTCGGAGAACTTACTGGTGATGTACTCGGGGTTTATGTACTGGATAAACTGATGAAGGCTTAAGCGTGCGTTTCGGCGCTTCTGTAGTTCCTGTGCAGCCTGCTGCTTACTTACCACCGATAATTGCGGCGAGCTGCTCATCAGTCAGTTCCTCCGCGCTTACCAAGTGTTTATGTTCAATTACCCCGCCATCTTTCCCCGTATGCTCAAGCTTGTGTTTGTTGCTGTAAGCATCGCCAACCTCTTTCGCGGCCTGCTCCATTAGTTGGGCTGTCATAGCAAAGTTTTTCATGGTCTCAGCCTTTGTAGCCATGCGGTCGAGCGCCCTAAGTCGATAAGCGCGATTGGCAATTGGGATATCGGATATTTCAGTTTGAAAGCGGGAGCGAGTCGAGTTGAATAGGTCTACCCATTTCTGCCCCAGATTCTTCGCGATGGCCTTTGTCGGGTCGTATGAAGAAACCTGCTGAAGAGTCAAAGTGAGGCTAAATTCTTGTTTCACCTGCGCGACCACTTGCGATGGTGTGTCATAGCAGGCCAAGGCTTGAACGATGAAGGCTTTGACCTCTGGTTTTAATGCAGCCATTGGTATCCTCCATGACTAACGTAATGTAACTAATCAGGCCAGTTTCAACAGGCACGTCCCACACGCCCTTGCGATGTTGAGATTGCCTACCTCGGGTTTATTGTTTGCTGCGTCAATCATTTCCTGTACTTCAACACTCGCACCATATCTGCGAACTACACCGACAAACTCTTCAACGTCATGACCACGCAGTTTCAATACAGGCTGCCCTTCTTTGTTGAACTTGGGCGCGCCGTATTCGTCAGTGGCATGACTGATGTGATAAAGCTCATGTTCTATCAGTGCGCAGAAATCAAGGTCAGAGCATTGAGCGCAGTAATCAGCCGCTAGGGTGATGATGAATGTCGGCACATCACCAAACCATTCATACATTTGTTGTTCCATTCGGGCCTTTTGCCAGCCACCGGCTCTCATGGCTACCTGTTCAGCTTGACCAAGAACAGTACGACCCTGCTTTTCAAACGCAGATGATGCCCACATAATTTTTATGTCAGCGTCAATTAAGTGCCCGTGGTCGGGATTGTGTAGCTCACCTTCGTCACTGAGTATTTGGCTGTTAACCCACTCAAGAACTTCAGTGGCGGGAACTAATTCAATGTGCGGCCTGAACTCATTGACGAATGACAATGGCGGATATGGCCGCTTCATTTGTGTGTCTGAATTAGCCATAACAGAATATTCCGCTGGTTGGTAAAGTCTCCCACTCGGTAATAGTGAGACCGACATGATTGCAAACCTATATAAGATTCTGTCAAAGGCACTTGTTAGCACCTTTTGCAGAGTTTTATAAATTACGCACATTGCAATTGAATACCGGTTTCCGGCTCTTCTTTGTTTATCCCAAAGTATCGAGATACCGTCTTCCCCGCCTCATTAGCCACGTAGACAGTAGTACCGGGACTCAGCTCAACTAAATCAGTTGTCTTGTCTGGGCGCGTGACGTGCAGGTTACCGCTCTTCGATAACCGGACTTCTGTCGCTTCGTGAATTCGCTCTTCTGCCTCTTTGTATACAAACTTTATCGTCATCATTCTTCTGTTCCTTCTTCTGGTTTATGTCTGTAATGATTGAGAGCCGTTGTGAAAGTGGCTCTCAATTTAAATAGGTTTTGAAAGCCCATTTAGCTATTAGGCCGCCAGCCGGTGTTGTTCTTCGATTAGCGGCGTCTTGTGGTTTCGCTCAAACATCGTCGTCAATTCAGCTTTACGCCTTTCAAAGTCCCAGCCCATGTTGATGAATACCGTGTCTGCCCGTTGAAGTTCGGTAATGGCCCGGATTTGCTCAGCGGTCAGATAGTCACGAATCGCCTCGGCCTTTCCGATTTCATTCTCTTTCCTGAACTTCGCAGAAGTTGCGCCAAGCACAATACGGTTTATCAGGTTAGCTTCATTACTGAAGTGATAATGTTCGGCCTCTTTCCCTTCCGCTTCTTTGCTGACCTTGATCGCATTGGTCATTGGCCGGTATTCAACCCTAGCTAAATCACGCTCGGCCTGAATAGCTGCTTCACGTTTAGCTTTTTCCCGGTAAGCAATAAAACTATCAACCAGACGAACCTGCCCATCTCTTGCTTTATCACCACCAATGAATGGCATGGCGATCAGAAACCCGCGCTCTGTCAACTCATAACATGGTTGGTTTTTGTTCTGTCTGTCGGTATAAGAGGAGGGCTTGAAATCAAGCTCACCTAAATGGCCGCTATCAATAAGTGAACGCAGATTTTGCATGAGGTTTTTATGCTCACGACCAAATTCATCAGCGACAACTTTGCTGCTTACAACAGGCTGACCATTTGCGATTTTAATTAGGTGCTTCATAGCGATTACCTTTTAGAAAGATGAGCCTGTTCACCAGAATGCCGCCCGAGAGAAGGTCGCTACCTTATAGCGGCAATTCTCAGGCTCAGCTTTCTGAAAGACTCTCGTTTGAAATGCGCGGTGAATGCGCGGAGATATTGCACTTACAAAAAAGCCCCACCGAAGTGAGGCTTGATATCTGAAGATGTGCTCAAATTTGAGCTTATCTATTCGCAGCTTTGCCACGTCTTCACAGAGTTGCTCTGCTACTTCTCGTCTTTCCGAGCCGCCAAGATAATGATCAACCTCCAGTGGGGTTAAACAATTCTATTCTCTGGCACTTGTCGCCATTTCAACCAAATCTGTGAAGTCCAAGCACATGTCCAATCGGTGACCATGATCATCGACAAAGTTATAGCTCTTGAAGTGTTCAATTATCTCTTTGGCGCTTTTGCCACTTAAAGGAGATTTATCAATTGATTCGTCAACCTGTTTCATCTTCAAACCTTCATTCAGTTGGTTACGATAGTGCAAGTTCCACTTTGGAAATTGCTTTTCTAGGAGGCGGTGTCTATCAATATTCGAAAGTCCCTGCCTCCGTTCACACGTCATTAATGAACGCACCGTCTAAGGGGCAGTATTTTGATGTGAACATCAAAAAAGCTGGCTACCCTTATCGCAAAGTTGGGTGATTAATTCAGCGGGGCTGCTGTCCCCGCTTTTCTTCAATTTGCCGAATGCTCGCCTTATCTGCGTTGCACTGCTCTATCACCGTCAGCAGAGTGTCATTCAGTAATAGGCTATTACCCCACGTTAATATCTCGGGTATCTCTGGAGGGATGCAGTCAGAAAGTAAGCTTGCTGGTATCGGTACTGGTGGCACCTGAACGTATTTGATTTGCGTGTTTCCGCAAGAGGTCAGCAGTGGCAGTAGGAACAAGCCGAACAGCACACTCATCTCCTGCAATATCTTTTTTAATCGCAGCAGCTCGCACCTCACCATTATTGCTAATGCGGTTTTTTTCATGCTCGTTGGCCTTGGCGATATCGTTGAATAGACGAACTGTCGTGGTGTAATTTCCTAGCGTGAATTGAGCTTCATTCCTTTCACCGGTTACTGTAGTGATGGTTTTATCCTTCTCTACCGATTGCCCGTAGTAGTGAAAAGCTAACCAGGCCAACCCAGTGAAGATGGCTATCAGCACAGCAATGAGTATTGCCGTTACGCGGTTCATGCTAACGTCCCGCCAGCTTTCACATACTGCTGAATAAGCGGCTCAACTTTATGTTCAAATTGCCCATAACCAGCACCAGGCAGACTGGCCCAAATGTTTGAGCACTTTCTAATAGCTGATTCGATATTACCGGCTTCAATATCCTGCAATGCTTTTCGTTCTCGGATCTGCTGAATAGCAACGGCATCCTGACTGGCAGGACTAAAATCTTTCAGGCCAAGCTGCTTCTTATATGCATCCCAGTAACGAGATAGTAATTGGTAGCGACCGGCTGCCGTGGACTTAATGCCAAGGCGCGGTAACTCAACGACCACTCGCGGGTGATCCTGATAGCCAGTAAATAACTTGCCACCGACAATCACGTTATATCCGTTATCACTGCCAGCGGTGCGGCTTGTTCCCTCTGACCATGCGAGCATGTCGAGAAAGGCTTTTAAGTTTTTACTGATTTGCATTGCCAGCCCCTGTCTTGTTGCCAACGATGCGCTTAAGCACCGATCCGATATAGTCAGTGCCGAGGTAACCAATAAAGACACTCGACACCATTGC